TTCTATAATACCAGCAATAATTTCAGTGGCAGCCTTTACTGTGGGATTTGGATAAGTGCCTTCAAGATCACCGCCAGCCGAACCTGTAGGCACACGACTGTTCGTATTTCTTGAATCTGAATCTGTGACATATTTATTTAAACCCGACGGCGTACCGTCAGTTCCAGCGAGGGCATCGTTTATCGCTGATGTAATGTGGATTACCAAATCGTTTAAATGCGTGTCTATTTCGTTATGCGTCTTTACACCAGCGCCAATTAAATTTTGATGGTCAAGCACTGAACCGAAAATCTGCCACAATGTTGTAAAGACATAAAGTTTATCTTCATCTTCTACCCAAGTGGAAAAACCTTCTGTAGGTGTTACAAAATCCCACGAACTTCCGTTCCATTCGGCTATATCTTCTTCGTGGGTTGCCCATGCACCCGTAGCTGTTGGGCCTACAATGTATCTATCACCTGTATTTGGTGACACTGGCGGCGTAGACAGATCTTTATCAATGATAGGAAGTTGCCAAACGAATCCAGCAAAAACCCCGTCAACATAGCCTTTTGTGGTTAGGTGTGCGGGTAGTGTAGGTGTAACGCCTGGTACTGCGCCTGTGAATGACTGAGTTCCATCGGCCAAAATTCTTAACGCATCCTCTGCACTAATTTTTGTGCCTGAAAAAAGTGTCGTCATCGAAGCAAGTAAATCATCAATTAATCTGTGCTTTGTGACATTGTCAAGATGACTTCGTAATTCAGCCGACGAAACCTCATTAACTTGACCCTCATCTAATTTTGTATCAGTGTCTTGTGTGTGACTTAATCCAGACAACGTGTCAATAGTTGAATCAAGTTCATCGACTGCCGCTTGTGTTTCGGTTGCGGCCAATCCCGATGCAGTATTGTCATAATCAATATCAACAGCATCTAAAACAACAACGTCTGTTTTGTCATTAACCGAGTCTACTGGTGGGACTTGGCTTTCATTGTTGCCGATTCCCATTACGACTCAATTCTTGGTGATGAACCTAAATAATATGTTGCTCTATTGATTTCTTCAGGGGTGAGACCATTGCAATTAGGATTAGTTCCGACCAATGCCTGATTATTATTATAGTGGGTTGATAATTCACCCACTGTCATAGCGTCATTTTGAAATGTGTGTAATTGACTAATGTTGCAATTCTGTCCAAGGTTAAAAGCATCTGCATGTCTTGAGCCCAGAGATAATTTATGCATTGTCCCTTGTGCTGTTGCCGATAAAGTTCCACCCGTTAGATTTTCAAAAGTATGCAATGGCTTTGCTCCATCAAGCGTAATGAATAATTTTTTATTAGTGATGTCTAAACTCATTCCCATTTCGTGTTCGTTGGCATCGTTGGGAAACGCACCGTTTACCGTTTGAGCAAATATAAAATTTCCGTTCACACTTTCACGATAGGCGGCAAATATATGCCTATTTGCACCTGTTCCACCTAAGTAGAATTCCCATATCGAATCACCGGTGTAACTCTCAGAATCTTTTTGGGTGACAACGAACTGACCCGCATCGCTCAATTGCTTAAGCCTGACAATAACTGTAAGTGCATTATCGCCAACAGTCATGGGCTTTGCTGTTGGATGAAATGATCTCCACGAAATTCCATCATATTGTTTTGACAATAAACAATTTGCATTTATATCATCATTAACTGGTAATACACCATTAACATCTGTGAAGCCTGAAGCTGATATATTATTAAAAAGTAAATCAGACATTAGGGAAGTTCCAATGGAAAATAGAAGCCGTCACTTGCGCCCTGAGCCGATGCTTTAATAGAAACCAATTCCTTTATATCTTCATAAGACATTTTTGGAAAAGGTAAAGGGGCTGGCCAATAAGTTGGGCGTTTAGCGGGGAACACTGGCGTAAATTTTGTATGGTTCCCCATATCACCGACCATGATCGTACCATCCTCTGAGATTGCACCGTCAGAGAATCCAAGCGCATCACGACCAGCCTTTCCCTTAACGGTATTTTGAAAGGCCATATATGTTTTAGAGTGACTCATTGAAACTCCAGTTTAAGAAAGACAATAAGGCATATTACCCGAGCCTGTAAGCGTTCCGACGATTACGAATTTCATTGACGACCACTCAGCGATGAATGATGTTGAGAAAGGGACAATAGCCGATTGCAATAAAGTTATAGGATCAACGCCTGGTAACAATCCATACAAGCCGCCTTTTTTTGTTGCGACGTGAATTTGGATTTCTGTTGCGCCTACCAGATCATCCATGTCTGGTGCGTGTAATCCAATGCCACGATAACCGCGGATGTCAATCTCAGGAGATTCGTTGTTGCCAGATACCCACGCCACACTGTTGTCGATGTTTGGAAGTACGGACTTTCCCACTCTTATAGCTTCGCCGCCGTCGTCGTTTAATAGTGCCTCTGTCATGGTATCCCCTGGTTAGAATTTTTTCAAAAGTGGCCAGGGCATTGTTGCCCCGGCCTTATTTTTTAACTTCTTTTTAGGCTGTAGCTTTGTTTTCCAAATAACAACGGACATGAGTGTCTGCAGAAAGTGCAGCTTCGTTAACATATCCGATTTCGTGGTTGACGCCGCCATCAGCATCTTCTGTGGCTTCGTCATCAGCCGCATCCCAATAGACCTTTTTGAATTGGTCGTAGACTGTTGCAGCGGTTTTAGGGAAATCAAAGACTCCCTCGCCTTCAACAGTACCGAGAGTGTTTGCAGGGATGTCTTGTTTTGAAACGACGAGCTTATCGTTCACCAGTAAAACATCACCGGCAGCGACGTCTGAGCTAGGTGTGTATGGTATTGATACGCCGGGTTTGACGTAGGTTGTTTTTGCCATTTTTGGATCCTATTCTTATCTAGATTTTAAAGTGTCCCGGCATTCCACCGGGACGATTCATTCAATTGCTAGGTCAGTGGCTTATACGCCTGCTGACTTCACTACTTCACGGTACTCTTGCTTGTTCATACCGAAGTCATGGAAGCCACGCATCTGTATGCCGAGTTGATTGAAATCAACATCACCTTGTTCGATGGTGGGAGTCTCCTGACCTTGCAAGAAAACAGTTTCGATCATGCTCAAGCCGCCGGGACTGGGGCGAGAAAGCAAGTATGTGGCAGTGGTGCTGTTGCCTACGATATTTGTGTTCGACAAATAACTTGAGCGTACCACTTCATACTTGCCAGCATGAGGGTTGCCATTCGGGATCTTCGTGTCGGTGTCACCGGCAATGACCACTAATGTGTCATTGAAGATCTGACTGGCGGGGGTGTTCAATGCATTAGGCACGAGGATGATGCCTGGTATAGCGCCATAAGGATCGCCGCTGTCGCCGCCATCCACGTTGGGTTCGGTCTGATCAAAGAACGCAGTTTCCATGCGTGTCAATTCATCAATATCGAACGCGTTACCAGTCAACAGGTTTTTGCGTGCTGCTGAAAAGAAGGGAAGAGCATTTTCCATGAACTCAGTCCAGAACGCTAAATTAAATGCCTTAGCGGCTCCATTTCCGAGTTTACGCATCACAGTTAGGAAGGCCCCAAGATCGTCATTAATAATATCCTGACGAGTGATTCCGCCCATCCGCGCATAAGTGTCTGCCTTGTTGGTATACACTTCTTCACCGAATGTTCCGCTTTCAATCTCCCCACCTTTGGCCAATTTCTTATAGACCAGGTCGGATGTGAGACTGTAGGTGGTGTTGGTTTTGAAATCGGTTACTGGTTTGACAGATGAGACACTTCTCCAAGTGCTTTCGATGTGGTTGAAAGCATCGATGAAGAACTTGTTTCCTGCATTGCCCAGGATTCCACCTAGACCAATTGTTGAAAATGCAGAAGCCTGGAGGCTGGCTGACATGGCTGCTCTGAACATGTTGATGGGGTCAGACTTGAAATTGTGTCCGCCCTGGTAACCGTTGGCGTGAGCCGCGAGTACAAACATTTCTTGCAGGCCCATGCGACCTTTGTGCTGTTTGAAAGACGCATCCACAGTCTCTTCGCCATACTCTTTAACCAAGTATTTTGAATCGACGCCAGCTGCTTGTAACAATCCCACTTCGAGAGTGCCTGTCTTAACTTCAACACCACCATGAGCGTGAATACTGAATTCAGCAGAAGGTCTGCCTGCTTTGATGTTGGCCAATTCCACAGCATTCTTGGTGGCCTGTTCGGTCCAGCCGTCTTTCAAAGCCTCAGCTTTGATTTCGGGGTGGTCAATACAAAGCTTTTCAATGGCTGCTGCCTTGACTAAACTTTCTGACACTGATGCTGTCACTGATGCCGTGATTTTGGCAGTGAGTTCGTCGATGTCAAGTTCGCCACTCTGGCTTTCAGATGCTTCCAGTTTAGCTTTTTTCAATGCTTCGGCTGCTGCCTCGGCTGCTGCTTTTAATGCTTCGTCTTTTGAGGCTTCGGCTTCCATGATTAAAGCATGTTGAGCCTTCAAACCTTTTATTTGTTCTGCTGAAAGTTTAGAGCTATCTAAGCCACAAGCCTTGAGCCATTTTTCAAAATTCATATTGAACTCCATTTCTTGTTGTTTTTTGGCGGACTCTTGGGCCGCGATTGAGATTGAGGTTGAATCGTCAGCGCCAAGAGGAACGAATGAGACCTCTTTAAGCTGACTCTTTTTTGCGATTAGTAGGGGGCCTTTAAATGTGCGGCCATTTGCCTGGGCTTCTTCGCCTTCAGCTAGTCTTAAAATATTTGTCACGCGAGCGCCGACTGATGCCTGCCAGGGAAACCCTAAAGCGGCGGCCTCTACTGCCTGTGTAGTTTGTTCATTGACGAAAGAGTGGACGCCAGCCACTACGACTTTGTTTGAGCTAATCTCGACATTGGTTGTGTGGCCAAGAGGAGTCGTCGCATTGTGGTTCATTAAGATTGGCCGTGCTTTTTTTGTGACCGTCATGCCTGCCAAATCGAGAACGATCGGCAAGTGAAAATTATCGACGAACATCTCGCGTCCGTTATAGGCTTTGATTTTAAATGTGCGGGCCTTGACTTTGCCGTCATCGTCTTTCTCAGCCGCTTCTATTTCGATGCTTCCTTCGCCTGCGCCTGCCATGAAGTTGACTTCGGAGCTACTGTCAAATTTTAAGAAAATATCTTTATTTTTCATTACGCGCTTCTCGCTCTCTGTCTGGGGACCGGTGCTTCTTCCGGTTCGTCGTTACCGTCATTGGCCACTTCCTGGAACTTGGGAGGAAATACAATATCTTCGATGTCTAATTCACGAGCCAGCTTCCGGGCCTCTGCAATTTGGCCAAACTTCACACGGACGTCCTGGCCCTCTTTGCTGTAAACATCAAAGTGAGTAGTGGATCCGTTGCTGAGTCTTTTTTCGATTGCTGTGGCCTGTTTCTGTGGGTCGCTTGAATAACTGCCATCATAGAACCATTGAAATCTTGGTTGATAGCCTGGCATTCTCACGACTTCGGGTAGATGGCCTTCGATAAGAACTGCCTCTCCAAACCATTTCATGAAAACCATCCACAAAGCATTGTTGTCTACCTGTGCTCTACGGATCTCAACAATTAATTCAAAACTCAAATGATCGAGGTTGCCGGACGCATAGTTAAAATCTGATGAATCACCGGCTGCTATGTTGTATGGGATGCCGACTGACTTGGCTGATTCGGCCACAAGTTCACGTTTGAAGTCGCGGTATGTGGTGGTGGGATGTTCGGCCTTCGCCTGGGTCATGTCCCATCCTTCGGGAAGGGTGAGCATCATTCCATTGTCGAGAGCGAAAGTGTCGAATGACTCAAAGTCACCATCAGGACCTTCGCTGTCCTGGTCATCCCAGGCATCCCCTGTTGTATGTAAAACGCCAGAGAAGGTCGCGGCAATCTTCGCGGCTTCCAAAGTAGCTAATGTAAATGCGCGTAGTTTGGATCCTACTGGAAGCGCCGAGGTGATCTCTGGTACTCCACGATGCTGCTCTGGTCGAGTTTTGTCAAATAAATGTATTACCTGGTCGGCTCTGAATGTTTCCAGATCGTTTGGTAGAAAACTTGTCATGGTGATTGTTCCACCAGGATGCTCTTTTGAGAATGTGTAACCGACCACAACACCCTGGTCATCTAAGATTACACCGTCAACGTTGTTCTTTGTGTTTGTTTTAAAACCGGCTGTGCAACGTTCACATTCGAGAAGTTTGTAATTTAGGGTGACTGGGGATCTCTGATTAAACTGATCGGTTTCCACTAGGAACATTTCGCCGTCCCCTACTTTGGCCGTGTATCCTGTGAGAAACTTATCCGGCATGCTAGCTCCAATGAACCAGTCCATAAATGCAAGTTGCACTAATCGATTGACCTCTGGATCTGGGTCTTGGAAATTGAGGCGAGCGCCTGTTCCCCATACATGTGCAGCCATGTCGGTACATAGTCCGTCGAGGTAGGGGTTGTTGGCTCTTTCGTATCGGGATCTGTTACGGAGAACTCGGCGGACGTCTGGATTGTTGGCTTCATCGGCACTATTGCCGTCAGCATTCAGCCAGTGCATTTTGTTCATGTTGCTCGTTTGGGCCGCGTCGTATTTACCTTTAATCTGCTGAGGTAGCTGCCTCCGAGATGGCTTTTGTTTACCCAGGGAAAATTCGAATCGACCGAGCTTTAATTTCATTATACGGTCCCTGGGGGTACAAATTGACGAGCCAACGTGCCAAGAAACTTAGTTTTACTGCCGCCTTTTTTGCCAGCTTCACTGGCGCTGAGGAATTTAGCGGCTGCGATTTGGTCAGGGAGCGTGTGTTGCTCGAACCATCCCATATCGTTCTTACCCAGACGCGGTTCTTCCATGCTGTTGGCGATTGTCACTTTTGGGTCTACGTCTGACATTCTGATTCCTCTCTCTAAAAAGCGCCGGACTATTCGAGAGATCTAGCCCGGCAGCTCAGATTCAAAACACAATATAAAAATAACTCTTTGAGGGATCGGCTGACAGAAATCGGACAGTCTTTTTATAAATTCGTTGTTTTTGTACCATATTTGGTACATTTGTTTTCTGGCTGTCGTTTTGGATGGCTTTCGGCGGTCCTGGGGTTGGCGTGTGGCCGCTTAAAAAGATGCGCCAATGCCGTGGGTGGCATGGCGCGGTTGTCTGCTACTGGGCCTTATATGGCCAGACGTGTGATGCCGCCGTCATGAATGACTGGGCCTCTGCCCCTACGTAGGGCGCGATCCCATATATCCAGGATTTCAGCGTCGGTCTTGCCGCGGCCTTTCTGGTATTTATAGTCGTTGTCACAAAAACAAGGGTGACCGACTATCTGGGTGTCTATATTCATTTTGTGCCTCCTGGTCATATTATATCACATTCACGTTAACGACACGTTAGAAGATTTTAACGACACGTTATGGAGTGGCCTAATTTTTAACAAAAAATCGGAACTGGTCCACTTGACTGTAAATTGTTGGTTTTAAGTGGTGTCCATGGGGTTTTTGGGTGGCCTACTTGTCGTCGTCGGGGATGATGTAGATGTCATCGCCTGGATCTTTCTTCTCTTTTGGGGGATCCACTTTCTCGGTCGAGGAAAAGTTTTTACCGCAGTGGAGACAAACCTTGTATCTCCTGGTCTTGTATTTGGTTACACGCCTACTCTTGTAAACTTTTGTCATGTTTGAGTGGCATTTCGGGCAGTTCATCGTTTTTTCTTTTTCTCAGCGATGACATCTGACATTCTACGGCGCACCTTTTTAGGCTTATCGTTGGTTCTCTGATCGACACCTTTGATCTTAACACCCATAACCGAGGCGGCCACAGCAGATCCGACGATGCAATCCAGCAAGTGGTTATCAGGTTCGCTCGGTTTTAATTTGAACTCGAGCACCTTGCGACCGCGGCCTTCAATGAGAAAAGCCTGCTCTGACACGATCTGGTCGGCAAACATTTTGTGTTTTTTGGGATCTTTACCAAAAAGCGACATGCATCCTTCACCTCCGATGCTTACCTGGAACCTCTCATGGCACCACATTTTCCAGTAATTCGAATCAAATTGAACCTCTCTGATCACAGTCTTGCCTTTTGGGTTGAGCATCCTCCAATTATGGCCGAGCCTGTCACCTTTTTTCTTTTTGTATTCGTTCATGGCCTGAGTTGCGGCGCCAAAATATTTACCCCGGCCTGTCTTGATCTGCTTCTTATAAATGGATGTTCTGCAGTGCTCATGGATTGTTTTCGTACTTTGACTCCAGTTTCCGTCGTACATGAGGAGATCGACGCTCATCTCCTCAATGCCGCCGTCTTTTGTCCAGGTCCGGGCGCAAATGTTATAGGTCATCATTTCGAGTGCTGCATGTAACTGTGCTTCAAAGCCGCCCACAATTTTATTGCCATTGATATCAGTCTTGACGTCTTGGTAGGACCGCTTGGCTCCGCGCAGAGTGTAGTATTCTTTTTGCTGCTCTGGGTAGGCTCCGTAGTCAATTATGTAACTGGTTCCATTGTCCTCCCATGCCAAGATGGTGTAATACAGCACCTTCTTTTGAACGTCCACAAATGCTGTCAGGGTTTGGCATGCTTCCGGGATCACACGGCGATCGTAATTGTTTACCTTGGCCGCGATCTGGTCGGCAGTCATGAGCTTGGTATCACCTAAGTCCTTGACCATTGGTTCGTTCTGGCTCTCTGCCATGAACGTTTCCTCAGATCTAAAAAATAAATTCATGGCTGACTGGACAGCGCTGATCTCGCCGATCTTCTTTTTGAAGTTTTGCGGCCATGAAGCGATGGCTCCCTCGTCCATCTTCTCCCGATTCTTTTTATAAAATTCTGTGGCCTCTGATATGTTGCCAATCCGGCGCAGGCTTTCTGCACGGACCTCGCCGTACTTCTCCCAGATATCCATGTTCTTTGGAAATTCTTTGAGCATCTTTGTTCTGAATCCCTGCCAGTCAGGCCACTCCTCGATGTCGAGCATCTGGTCGGCCATATCTCCAGGAGCAATTACTGTGCACGGCATGAACGCTGCGATCGCTTCACCGGGTCCTGCCAGGTTGAGGATGGTACCGTTGAGAATGTTTATCCTGGCCACGTTTTGTGTGAGACTGGCCGCACTCTCATCTGTTTGGGGGTCATCGATGATCACCAAACCTGGGCGGATGATCTCACCTGATTCTAAAATGTGAATCATGCCTCGGATTCCCCCTGTTATGCCTGCTGTTTGGATGATTGAGCCCGACGCTTTGCTGTCTTTTACTGTTGGGAGGATTATTTCATCGGTTTTCCATGTAATTTCTGTTCGCTGACCATCGCATATTTGACCACCGGTACGCTGAGAGTTGCCTCCGATCGCTTTGATTGGGTGGCATATCTCTGGGAAATCGTCGGCTAAAGTCTTGTTATGTTCGTATGAGCTCTTGATTATGGCCAACATTTTTATTGCGTGGCCGCTATCCGCAGCGATAAGGGCTATGAAGGATTGGTGACCATAAACTTGCGCCCAGATGCAGGCGATCATGCAGAGACTTGTTTTACCGAAACCACGCGGCATGGCCATCGCCTGCAGGCCACCTATCAAAATAGCATTTTGAATTCTGGCAATGATCACAATGTGGTCGTCGGACCATTCGAATATAAAAATCTTTGGATAATAGATTTTATAAAAAAGGGCGATATCAAGCCGGCACGACTCACGCCTGGCAGGGTTCTTTACGTCAGGGGGTGCGCCGATCTCGCGACCGATGAGCGACTGCTTGAATGTTCGCTCGCGCATGACGGCTTTGTGTTTTTCGTATGCGTCTTTGTCGAGGACTGAGGGCGGTTTGGTCGTCTCGTATCGATCGACCAGGTACGCAATGAATCGGATGAGGTCGTATTTTTGGCCCTTAGTAAAACGTAGGCCGCCCTTTGATTTGAATTCACGGAGTTTGTGGTCCGTGAGCATCTCGCCCTGGCTGGTACCGTTCATGATCATGAGAAGCTCTACTCGCGAGAGCCGGGTAGGGTTGTAGTCGTCTTTCATCTATACCCTTATAAGATATTGTGTATTAACCAGGCGCCGTACTCGATGAGGTTGATCGTGCCGTCGTCGTTGACTGGCGCTCCCTTATCGATGTGCTCCTGGATCACGGCCTTCGTGATTTTTTCGCTCCCGGCCTGCTTCATTAATTTTTGCAGATCGGATGGGCCAAGTGCGCCCAGTTTTAGTTCGTCACTCACTCGATTTCATTCTGGCCCTGTAGCCTTTATGATCTCTGGTCGTAACGTCCACGACTTCCTCAAGGTCCTTTGTCATTTCATGTGCCTGGTCGCGTAGATCTTGAGGGACCCCAACGGGACGACAGTCCATAATCTTTTTAAGTAGAATCCTGGCATGCAGCTCGTTGACCTTAATGTCGAGGTTGATGTCCTGGAGGTCCAGGTCACAGTCAAGGATCTCAACGTGGGCGATTATGGCTTCTTCAAGGCCCATCTTAATATTGATTGACCTGACCTCTGTCATCTCTCTGCCGTTTAAAAGAATATTGACATTCTGCAGGTCATGGAGCAGTCCCCAGCCGTCGCCTTTTTTCTTAATTGTGAGTCTGTTTCTTCTGCTGTTTTCTTGTATTTGATTTGTTTCTGTGTCACTCATCGGTGTCTCCTTTGGTTGGGTAGGTTTTCAATTCGTCGCCATGTAAATACAAAGCGACGCCTGCTCTGATTTGATCTTCGATTCTTTTTTTGAATTCTGTGTATGTTTCGCCTGGTAGGACCGGGGCTTCCATCCATCCGTCTGGTAGTTTTAGTTCCACCTTGTTTGGATACCCTTCTGCCTTTGGAAGTTTTGACAGCGCTTCACTCAGGCCGCCATATCCGTCTGCTTTAAGGCATTCGATTAAATCACTTGAGAACTCAGCATCTATCCGCTGTCGTCTTTTGGCATATATGTAAAGTAAGTCCTGGGCCATCGGGTCTTTTGTTGATAGCGGTACCTTGCCTGGTGGGCATGTTGGATACTTGTCAGACTGAAATTTACGGTCCTTGTTTATGTGGTCGCCCATCACTCACCATCCGTTATCTGAGAGTCATAAATCAAATCGTCAATAACACACTGTGCGACCCAGTTTGATTGAAACGTGCCGCCCTCGAAGTATTCAAGTTTGAATTCAAAGTGAGGATTGACCAGAGAGCCTTTGATCCAGACCTCGACAATTCTAGCCTTGATGATTTTGTTGATGTAGACTTCCTCGCCTGGGCAGTAGGGGAGTTCGATTTTGTTACTCATGACGTTGCCTTATGAGCGTTGATCCGCCACTTCTCAGTGCTGAACAATATCGCTTTGCCGATTCCCCGGCGGTATCGACTGGCTTCGTTTTTCGACGGTGGTATGCCTGCCTCTTTACAGGCTTTCAAAAATGGCTGATATGTTTTAGAGAATTCTTCTATTGTTGTTTTTTGCATGACCCACCCTCCGCTTCGATCTTGAGTTTACGGTATGTCTTTATCATGCTGTGTCTGACGAACTCAGCGACGCGGCTGATGTCCTGGTCGACCTTGATGACAATGCCGTACTTTACGCCGTTGACACTCATGCGGCATTCGATTGTGTCGCAGTCGGGATTCTCTAGGCCCTGCAGCGCTCCCTCTTTGTCTAATTTTTTATATTCATAATCCATCTTTGTCTCCTTTTCTCTTTGTCCAAACTTCAAGCAAAAAAAATGCTGTGTAAATTATAACTATCCAGATTGCCGCATCAGCATTAAACTGGGCATTCATTCTTTGTGACACACTGTTTCATGGTGAGCGAGTTCATCTTCAAGAAATACACACTCACACTCCGAGCACTGAAACCGCATGTGTGGCGTGCCCTTCAGCCATTTGAAGTGCGGCTTGTCCTTTGAGTATGGGTGGTCCACATGATCTTCTTTGCTATCAAAGACTCTGTTGCCCACATCAGTTACAAGGCGCAGCTGTTCGATTTCTAAATGTATCCAGACCTGACTGGTACCATTGCCAGTTTTTCTACAGAATTGAAACGCTCCGTTTTCAAAGTTTACCGTGTATTGGCTTGTTTCAAATGAAGCGATGCTCTGGTCGATCTTTTTTTCTTCAGCCTCACGCTCCCTTTGAGCGTCAGTTATGGCCTGCCTTTTTTCTAAATATTTTTTCATGATGCCTCCGGTATAAGTTCAGCCTCGCGGCCAGTGAAGTTCTCCCACCTGGCGATGATGACGTCGCAGTATTTGGGATCGTATTCAATCGTCCGGCACTCCCGGTACAGAGTCTCACATGTCATCAGTGTGGATCCGGACCCGCCAAAGGGATCCAGGACCAGGTCGTCTTTCTCGCTGCTGTTAAGAATAAAGTTCTGCAGCAGGCCGACTGGCTTCATGGTCGGGTGGAGATCGTTACGTTTGGGCCTGTCCTCACGCACGATTGTGGTCTTGCGATCGTTCTGGAGCTGACGGATCATCTTGATGAGATCCTTTTTGTCGAGATCCCGGACGTCTTTCTCGTCGTCGATGATCGTTTTCTTGTCAAAGTCGCCGTACCACTTGTGCGCTGCGCCCTCCTTCCACCCATAAATGACGGGTTCGTGCTGCCACTTGTAGTCCTGGCGGCCCAGTACCATCTGGTTTTTGACCCAGATCAGCTCCT